GAAAGGAACCTCGCCCTCGTTTTTACACACCGGGCGATAGTCGAAATTCGCCGAAGTCCGCCGAAACGGCGGCTGACCGGCGGGCCATGCTGGTGGCCGAGGTCGAAGAGCTGACCGGGGTCATCGAGGCGCACGGGTTCATGATCACGGGGAGCGCCGGACAGCCCGTGCTCAACCCGGCCCTGGCCGCCCGCCGGGCGGCGCTGGAGGCCATCCGCCGGCTGGACGCCTCCAGCCCCCCGCCGATGGACGCTGACGCCCTGGACGAGTTCCTGGACGAGGGGTGACCGACCGGCACAAGGACCCGGGCCCGGCAGGGCTGATCTCGTCGGGGGAAGCGCGACTGTCATCCCCTGCCGGGACCCGGCAGCAGTGAGGACTCGTGACGGTGCCCGCCTCTCGGCCTTCGCTGAGCGGTTCTGCCGGCTGACCCGGGGCAGCCAGGCCGGCGAGCTCATTCGCCTGGAGCCGTGGCAGCGCACCCTGCTCGTGGACCTGGCCGCGAGCGGTGCCCGGCGGGCCTATGTCCAGGTCGCCCGCAAGAACAGCAAGTCAATGTTGGGCGCGGTGCTGGCCCTGTTCAACCTGTTCGTGGACGGCGAAGAGGGCGCCGAGGTCTACAGCGTGGCGGGCAGCCGGGACCAGGCCCGGCTGGTGTTCGACACGGCGGCCCGGATGGTGGCGCTCGACCCGTCGCTGCGGCGGGCGCTGCGGGTCTACCGCTACGAGATCGTGCACCGGGCGACGGGGTCGAAGTACCGGGTCATCGCTGCCGACGCCGGCCACGCCGAGGGCCTGAACCCTTCTTGCGTGATCTTCGATGAGGTCCACGTGGCCGGCTCCGACCGGCGCTTGTGGGACACCATGAACCTGGGCTCGGGGACCCGGGAGGCCCCGCTGGTCCTGGGCATCACGACCCCCGGCGTCCGGTGGGGCACGGACGGCCGGGACAGCCTGGCCTGGACGCTCTACGAGTACGCCCGCCGCTGCCAGTCCGGGGAGGTCGCCGACCCGGCCTTCTTCGGCCGCATCTGGGAGGCCCCGACCGGGTGCGACCTGATGGACCGGGACGCCTGGGCCGCGGCCAACCCGGGCCTGGGGACGTTCCTGTCGGTCGCTGACATGGAGGCCGCGGCCCGGACGACACCGGAGAACGAGTTCCGCACCAAGCGGCTGGGCCAGTGGGTCTCCGTCCAGGCCGCTTGGCTGCCCTACGGGGCGTGGGACCGCTGCGCCGAGAAGGGCGCCGGCCCGCCCCCGGGCCGCGTGCCGGTGGTGCTGGGCTTTGACGGGTCGTTCTCGGACGACTCCACGGCGCTGGTGGCGGCCACCGTGGAGGCCTCCCCGCTGGTGTTCGTGGTCGCCCTCTGGGAGCGGGGCCCGACGGAGCCGGGATCGTGGCGGGTCCCCCACGACGAGGTCGACCAGGCCGTGGCCGAGGCCCGGGCCCGGTGGGACGTCCGGGAGCTGGCCGCTGACCCTCGGCTTTGGCAGCGGGACATGGAAGCGTGGGCCCGGGCGGGCGTGCCGGTGGTCGAGTTCCCCCAGTCCCCGGCCCGGATGACGGCCGCCGCCCAGCGGTTCTACGAGGCCGTGACCACGGGGACGATGCGCCACACGGGCGATCCCCGGCTAGGGCGGCACATAGGGAACACCACGATCCGGCCCAACGGCCAGCCGGCGAAAGAGCACAAGGACTCAGGCCGCAAGATTGACGCCGGCATCGCTGCCGTCATGGCCTACGAGCGGGCCTGTCATCACGCCCACGTGGCCGAGCGCGCCCCGATTTTCGTGATGTGAGTCAAATCCGACTCTTGTAATTCACCTGGGGGCGTAGTAAATCACTACACCCAGTGGCGAAAAAGCGGGCAAAGCCAGGCAAAGCGGAACACCGGGAAGCTCTCTGGAGCATCAGTGACCCCCGCTTCTCCGAGTGGCTGGGCCTCTCCCACACCACCCTGGCCGGCGTCGCGGTCACCGAGCGGTCCAGCCTCGGGCTGACGGCGGTGTTCCGGGCCGTGGGGCTCATCGCCGGGACCGTCGCCGGGCTGCCGCTCAAGGCGTACACCGAGACCGCCGGCATAAAGACCCGGGCTGAGTCGTTCCTGGACAACCCCAACGGCCCCGACGGGCTGACCCCGTTCGAGTGGGTCGAGCTGGTCCTGACCCACCTCCTCCTCCACGGCAACGCCTTCCTGGCCCACATCACCAACGGGGCCGGGGCCGTGATCGGCCTGGAACCGATCCACCCGTCGTGCGTGACGATCAACCCCGTCGCTGAGCCCTGGCGCAAAGAGTTCGAGGTCTCCCTGGCCGACGGCACCACCCAGACCCTGACCCCGTTCGACCTGACCCACATCCCCGCGCTGGGCACCGACGGCGTCCGGGGCCTGTCCCCCATCACCGTGTGCCGGCAGGCGATCGGGACCGGCCTGGCCGGCGACGAGGCGGCCGCCCGGATGTTCGGCTCGGGGATGCTCATCGGTGGGCTGGTGTCCTCCGACGAGGCCCTGACCAAAGAGCAGGCCGAAGAGGTCAAGGCCGGGCTCAAGGCCAAGCTGGCCGGGGTCGACAAGGCCGGCGACATCGCCGTGGTGAACGCCAACCTGAAGTTCACACCCTGGACCATGTCGGCCGAAGACGCCCAGTTCATCGAGACCCGGGCCCACCAGATCGAAGAGGTGTCCCGGATCTTCGGCGTGCCCCCGCACCTCCTCGGCCAGACCGAGAAACAGACGTCGTGGGGCACCGGTGTCACCGAGCAGAACCGTGGCCTGTCCCGCTTCACGCTCATGAGCTGGACGTCACGGGTCGAGCAGCGGCTGGCCCGCCTGCTGCCCGAGGCCCAGACGTGTGAGTTCGACTACGCCGGCCTTCTCCAGGGGTCCCCCCAGGAAGAGATCGAGCTGCTGCTGGCCCAGGTGAACGGCGGGCTGCTCACGCTCGATGAGGCCCGCGCCATCCGCAACCTGCCGCCCCTCGGGGTGGCCCAGCCCGTGGAGGCCTAGTGGGTATCCGATCCGATGTCGACGCCTCGATCGTCCTGGTCCGGGCGATCGGCCCCGTCGTGGAAGACAACGACGACACCAACACCTCGGCCACGATCGACCTCCACGACTACCCGGGCTACCGGGTCATGCTCATCGCCGGGCTGGGCACCCGGACAGACGGCTCATTTACCTTCAGCGTTGAGCAGTCCGACGACGACTCGACCTATGTCGCCCTCGCCCCGACGACGGGGTCGGTGGCCGCGGTGGCCGCCGCTAACACCGTCCGGGAGGCGGGCTACGCCCCGTCCAAGCGGTACCTGCAGGTCAAGTCGGTGGCCGCCTCGACCACCGACGGGGCCGTCCACTTCGCCCTGGTCCTCCTCGTCCCCCCGTTCGGCTCGATCTAGTGCGCCTCGCGGTCGAGTGCCGGTCGGAAATCCGGGGCGACACGCTCGCCGGCCACGCCGCTGTGTTCGACCAGCTCGCCCGCCTGCCCCGCCACTGGGAGCGGATGGCGCGCTCGGCCTTCGACCAGGCCCTGGAACGGGGCGACGACGCCGCCGCCCTCGTCAACCATGACCCGTCACTCATCATCGGCCGCCGCTCGGCAGGCACCCTCCGGCTGGACACCGACCACCACGGGCTGCTGTTCGAGGTCGACCTGCCGGAGACCAGCTACGCCCGGGACCTCCGGGCCTCGATCGTCCGGGGCGACATCGCCGGCATGTCCTTCGGGTTCATCCCCGGCGCCGACGCCTGGTCGAAGGCCCCGGACGGCCGCCAGCTCCGCACGCACACCAGCGTCCAGCGGCTGCTCGACATCTCACCCGTGACCTACCCGGCATACGAGGGCACCGACCTGGCGCTCCGGGCCGTGGTCATCGACGCCGAGCCGAACCGACACCGTCTCATCCGGGCCAGGGCTCGGGCACTCGAAAGGAAGACCCGTTGACGATCGAAGAGCTGCTGGCCGAGATGAAGGCCCTGGCCGAGCGGGCCATGGCCCCCGACGCCGAGCCGTTGACCGACGAGGAGGCGGCCCGGTACGAGGAGCTGGAGGGCCAGCTGGCCACCGTGACCCGCACCCAGGAGATCCAGCGCCGGCAGGCCGCCTACGAGACCCCCCGCTTCAGTGTGGGCCGCGCCCTGCCCCGCGACACCAGCGACGAGCAGGCCGAGTTCCGGGCCGCGTTCATGGCCGGCAAGCTCGGCAGCCTGGCCGAGCTCCGTGCCCAGGGGTCGACCACCACGGCCGGTGGGTACACCATCCCCGCCTCGTTCCGCGAGAAGCTGATCGAGCGGCAAGTGGCCTTCGGGGGCATCGTCCAGGAGGCCGAGCAGCTGACCACCGACGACTGGTCACCCCTGCCGTTCCCCACGAACGACGACACCGCCAACACCGGCGAAGTTGTGGCCGAGTCGGCCGCCCCCGCCGGGGCCGGCGCCGACCTCGTCTTCGGCACCAAGTCGCTGGACGCCTACCGGATCGTGTCCTCTGGGGCCAGCAACACCTGGCTCAAGGTCCCGATCCAGCTCATGGACTCGTCCTACCTGGAGTGGGAGGGCTTCGTCGCCCGCAAGCTGGGCGAGCGGCTGGGCCGCGCCGAGGCCACCCTGGCCGCCACCGGCACCGGCTCGGGCCAGCCCCAGGGCCTCCTTACCGGGCTGACCTCCAGCGACGAGGTCGCGTCCAACACCACCGGCCCGACCTACGCCGAGCTGCTGGCCTGCGAGGGCGTCGTGGACGTCGCCTACCGCGACATGGGGAACTGCAAGTGGATCATGCATGACGCCATCTGGCGGCTGATTCGCCAGATCGAAGACGACAACGCCCGGCCGCTGATCCTGGAGCAGGCCGTGGCCGGCATCAGCACCGGCGTGCAGCGGATGCTGCTCGGCTACCCGGTGGTCATCGACAACAGCCTGCCGTCGTCGTGGGGGGACCAGGCCAAGACGCTGGTCTTTGGCGACATCCGGGAAGCGTTCGTGGTCCGCCGGGTCCGGAACCCCCAGATCGTCTCCGACCCGCTCCAGTTCTTCCTCAACGGGCAG